GCTTGGGGTGACGGCGAAGTGCTTGGTGAAAAGATGGTGCCGGTATCGTCACCGCTTCCTGAAATGGATGTAGCCCCTGCCAACGCCAAGCGTGGGTGGGAGATCCAGATCGGCATGAGCCTGAAGTGCATCAATGGCGAGGACGAAGGTTTGGAAGTTCGCTTTGCAACGACTTCGGTCGGTGGTAAGCGTAGCGTTCAAGAGTTGGTTCTCAAGATTGCTGAACAGGTTGATCTCGACCAGAACAAGCCGGTGGCTGTGGTTGAGCTGAAGAAAGAACACTATCAGCACAAGAGCTACGGTCGTATCTACACGCCGATCTTCGACATTAAGAAGTGGATTGGTATGGACGGCGCGGCTGAGGCGGCTCCAGTCGAGGAAGAAGTGGCACCCGCCGCTCCTGCTCGTCGTCGTCGCTCGGTAGTGTAATCCAGACGGGGCAGTTAAGCCAGCGTTCAAGGATGTTGCAACACGGTATTTTCTGGCTTTCTCCCGTGTCTAGTCCAGCAACCAAATTGATGCCCCAACTGATCATAAAGGTAAAGTACAATGAAATATCTATCGGTTTGTTCTGGTATTGAAGCTGCCACAGTTGCTTGGCATTCGCTTGGTTGGGAGCCATTAGCGTTCAGCGAAATTGAACCGTTCCCGCGCAAAGTTTTATCTCACCATTATCCTGATGTGCCGTTACATGGTGATTTTACCCTGTTACGCGAGCAAGATTGGATTAAGGATGCCGACATTCTTGTTGGCGGTACGCCTTGTCAGGCTTTCAGTGTAGCAGGCCTTCGCCATAGCCTTAATGATGACCGTGGTAACCTTACCCTTGAATTTGTGAGATTAGCAGATGCAATCGATGCGATACGATCTATTCCTTGTACCATTGTCTGGGAAAATGTCCCCGGCGTTCTCTCCGTCAAAGACAACGCCTTTGGGTGCTTTTTGGGAGCGCTTGCCGGAGAAAGTTTACCGCTCGTCGCTACAGGGGGAAGATGGGCTAACGCGGGTTTTGTTGATGGCCCCAAAAGAACAATCGCGTGGCGCATCCTCGATGCCCAATATTTCGGAGTGGCCCAACGCCGCCGTCGTCTGTTCGTTGTCGCAAGTGCTAGAACAGACATCGATCCCGCAGAAATTCTTTTTGAGTTCGAAGGCTTGCGCCGGGATACTCCGCCGAGCAGAGAAAAGGGGCAAGAAGTTGCCGCCACAATTGCAAGCCGCTTTGGAATCAGTCGCAACAACCATGAAGAAGTAGTTGCTACCAATTCTCATGTTGCGGGGACATTGTCAGCTAATACAGGTGGGTTAACTCGTCCAGCCGGAAATGCTAACGAATTAGATTTCTGCGTTGCCCATGTTACCGGCCCAATTACGGCAGGCATTAGTAAGGGTATGCGAGGAACTGAAGGAATAGATAGCAATTGGGCGGTAATGCAACCAACTTACGCCATTCAAGGCAATATGATTGGTCGCAACGATAGCGCAGGGCCGCAAGGCGATGGCGTTAATGAAGAAGTATGTTTTACTCTAAATACAACTGACCGTCATGGTATAGCAACACATGAAATAGCGGGAACTATGATTTCAAATAATGGTGGTGGAGGATGGTCTAACTCAATAGATCACGCTGCTTCTGGCTATATGGCAATTCAATTAACAGCATACGCATCATCAAGGGGTATTATCCGCCCCCTTAATGATGTTATGTCCACATTAGATGCTGCTACAGAAAGCCGTGGAACAAACCAACAGCGTTTTATTCATCAAAAAATGGCTGTCCGCCGTCTTACCCCACGGGAGTGCGAGCGATTACAAGGTTTTCCCGACGACTATACCAATATACCCGGCGCGGCGGATGGGCCGCGTTACAAGTCTCTTGGCAACTCTATGGCTGTTCCCGTCATGGCTTGGGTCGGAGAAAGGATTGCAAATGCTCTGGGTTGATTTTGAAACAAAAAGCCGGTGCGATCTAAAGACGCGCGGTGTCTATAATTATTCTCGCGACGCTTCGACAGATGTGCTGTGTATGTCCTATGCGTTCGATGACGAGGAAGTCCGCACATGGACACCTGATCAACCATTCCCTCAAGACGTTCGCAATTACAAGGGACAGATACGCGCGCATAACGCCGCTTTTGAACGTCTTGTTTTTTGGTGTATCCTGGCAATTCCGTTTAAGTTAGAGCAGTTCTATTGCACCGCAACACAGGCGCGGGCTAATTGCTTGCCGGGATCACTCGAAGATATTGGACGCGCTATCAGTTCCACAATGAAGAAAGACCATCGCGGCAACCAACTGATCCGCCTGTTGTCGATCCCCCGCGCTGATGGCAGCTTCAACGAAGACCCAACGCTGATGGCTGAGATGATAGCCTATTGCGAGCAAGATGTCCGCGCTATGCGGGCGGTTAGCAAGGCTATGCGCGATCTGGACGACGACGAGTTACGCGATTACCACATCAACGAACGCATCAATGACAGAGGTGTCCAAGTGGATACGCAGCTCTGCGAAGCCGCAGTGCGTTACGCAAGCACCGAGTTGGAAGAGATCCAAAACATCGTCGCCGAGGTTACGGAGGGTGCTATTACATCCGTTCGCAGCCCCAAGATGCGCCAATGGGTTTGGGATCGTGTCGGGCCTGAAGCTCGCAAGCTAATGATCCTGCACAAAGACGGCGAAGAAAAGCAATCCATCGACAAGTCCGTCCGCGCTAACCTTCTCGCCATGAACGACCCTGAGCAAGTGCCGCCGGATGTCGAGGAAGTCATCCAGTGCGCCGACGATCTGTGGGCCTCGTCGGTCGCCAAGTTTAGCCGGTTGGCTGCTCTGGCTGACGAGGACGACCACCGCGTTCGCGGCGCGTTCGTGTTTGCCGGCGGAGCAGCCACGGGCCGCGCGTCGTCTTACGGCGCTCAGGTTCACAACTTCACCCGCAAGTGCGCCAAAGAACCAGAAGCCGTGCGCCAAGCGATGGTGCGCGGTCATGCTATCGTTCCAAAGCACGGCAAGCGCGTTACTGACGTACTAAAGGGTATGCTTCGCCCGGCGTTGTTGCCCGCCGAGGGTAAGTCGTTTGTCGTCGCCGACTACGCATCGATTGAAGCGCGTGTCACGCCTTGGCTATCTAACAGCCCTGCGGGCAACGCCAAGCTCGAACTGTTCGTCAGCGGAAAAGAAGTCTATAAGGTCAACGCGGCGGCGACATTCCATATCCCCTATGACCAGGTGACCGACGAGCAACGCCAGATCGGCAAGGTGCAAGAGCTTGCCCTTGGTTTCTCCGGCGGTATCGGTGCTTTCGCGGCGATGGGCCGCGCCTATGGCGTCGTGCTGCCTGAGAGCGACGCGCGGCGCATGGTAGATGGGTGGCGTAGGGCTAACCCGTGGGCGATGAACTACTGGCAGGATCTTGAAGCCGCCTATATGCGGGCGTTGCGGAATAAGAACCACCCTATCCAAGTCGGCCGGGTTACTTATCTGTTCGACGGCACACATCTTTGGTATGCGTTGCCGTCTGGTCGTGTGCTGTGTTACCCGTTCGCGCGGGTCGAAGGCGATCAGGTTACCTATCTGAAGGCGGCGTGGAAGCCCGCGCAAAATGCAAAAGAATGGCCTCGCGCCCGCTTGTGGCGTGGTCTTGCCTGTGAGAATATCACCCAAGCAACAGCCAACGACCTGTTACGTTACGCTCTCCGACAGGTCGATGCGGTATTACACGTACATGACGAAATTGTCCTAGAAACAGACTTACCAGATGCCGCCGCAATTGATTTGCGACGAGCGATGACTATTCCGCCGAATTGGGCGGGCGGTCTTCCATTGGCGGCTGAAGTCAAGATTATGCAAAGGTACGGCAAATGATTTTTAATAATTACATCGCTTCTATTGCCCCGGTCGGCGAGACTATCCTGTTTGTTAAGCAGAAGCCTACCGGTGGATTTCACTCTGACGGCGCGCTCAAGTGCGTCTGGCCTGCTTTTCTGCCTGAGCGCATGAAGGGTGAGGGCGCATGGTACGCTAACACCGCCTGCTTTATTGTTGACCGGTTCACCGGTAACAAGCTATCGGCGGCTGCGTCTTACTGCGAGAATGTCGCGTTCCTGATCCTCGACGACATTGGCACCAAGTCCA